TTTGAGAATTATGTATCTCGGTTCATTCGAAAAATGGAAACGAGAATGTGGTTTAGAAGACAGTGTAAAACAAGACTCACATACAAGTCACATACAGTCCAATATAATGTTCTTGTTAAATCGTATAAAACAAGATAATTTGCAAGAATGGGCTAATATCAAGAAAAATACAGAAAAATATAATAACGCAAAAAAAAAGAGATGTGATAAGTTGGGTAAAACATTCATTCCAAAAAACGAAGACTCGTCATTTTTATCCATATTCTTACAATCTTGGGAGCGTAAGATATGCGAAATTGCTGTCGAATATATGCTCGAAAACAACCACATTAAAAACAATACATTGGTGTATACATTTGACGGTTTTATGTGTTTGAAAAATGACAATCTAGATACTATCCAATTATGCTGTGATTTAAACAATATCATAAAAGAGAAACTCAAACTTGATATTGGCTGGGAAACGAAGCAATTTGACAAACATATTGACGATATTGTATTTCCACAAAAACAAGATTATCATTTTCCCGAAGATAAATTAGTTCATCTTGATTTTCCATTTTTTAACCAACTATTATCTTATGAGGAAAAGCGTGGATATTTTGAAAAACATATATGTAAAATAGTCAACCCAGCTCCTATTTATATGTTTAGATTTACAAATAATGACGGAGTCGCAGAATACAAAATGTACAATAAAGAAATGCTAAAAGAAGCATTTATGGAATATACTCTTAATGAAAACAAAAATGGTAATAATAAACACGATTCAAATGAACCTCTTTTTATCGATAAATGGTTAAAAGACGAAGACAAAAACAAGTTTATTAGTAGCGATTTTTTACCTCACTCACAAGACCCTAACGAAGTTGAAACCGAAAAACTTGTACTGAATACATTTAGTGGATATAATCCGTACTGTTTCGATAAAGAGATTAAAGCTGACGATTCTCTCTTAAAACCATTCTTCTATATTCTCAAAAATCTTATTGGTGGCGACAACGACGATTTTGAATTGTTTAATCATATAATGGCTTGGAAAATACAAAGACCCCAAGTAAAGAAACCATATTCTATATTAATTAAGACTCAAGAAGGCGAAGGTAAGAACACAATATTTGAAACATTTGGCCGATTGATTGGTTTGACTCATTTTTATCAAACTACAAATGCCGACGATGTTTTTGGTGACCACGCAGAAGCGGTAAATCACAAATTATTGATTGTGTTGAATGAAATGGGGATTCAACAGACCAAAAAGTATACACACAAGATTAAATCGTTAATCACAGAAGATACATATAATATCAATCCTAAAAACATTAGACCAATGACTATTAGGAATCTCGCTATGATTATTGTTCTCTCCAATGAAGAAAATCCAATCTTTATTGACCAAACACAGAGAGATAGAAGGTGGATTATTTATAAGGGTAATAAAATTAATCTTCAAATTAGTGGAGGACAATGGGATAAAATCCACAAGATAATTAGAGAACCTTCATTTGTAAAAGCATTATACAACCACTATATGTCGTACAATCTTGACGATTATAACTTGTCAAACGCTAAACTTAGAAATAGCAGAAGACCAGCATATAAATCGGTTGTATCAAGATATGTGAAACCCGAAGTCTTATTTTTGCAAGACTACATTATGGAACGCAGATTCATTGGCGATACAACAGATAATCAACATATTAATCCACTGAATAACAGATACATTACCAATTATACTTCTAGTTCTACATTTATTGAGAGAATCCACCACTGGAAAGGTTTTGAATATAGTCAAACAGCAGAATTAAACCCATACTTCACTAATACTCAAAATCTGTATTATAGTCTTGGTTTTGACAATATCGACTGGTATGAAGACGGAATATTTTTAACAACTTATTTCCAATTCAAAGCCGACAATCTTAAAACTGATTATCATACTTGGGTTAAAATGAATGGATTTAATCTTGAAAGAAATGAACGGTCGTCAAAGGCATTCAACATTATACTACCGACTCTTGGGCTTGATATTGAAACGGTTGGAATGAAAGCTGGTATGAAGGGATATATATTTGAACCGTACAGATTAATTAAGCAAATGATACAAATGAATTATATAGAGATTGAACCAGAAATCGTTTCTAAAATGGATAAAGTATACGAAGAATATAACACTCGTGTGGTTGAAGGCGTTATTCCACAGAACAATATAGACGAGGGATTAGGCTTTACATAAGTATATATCACCGACTACATTAGGGAAAGTGGGATTATAACATATATATAGCGGTCGATTGAGATAGGGTGAGGATTCGACCCTTTTTAGAGAGTTGTGATGTTTGAGCTATATTTTTTTTTTTTTTTTTCTCTATGAATGAAGAAGTTTCTAAAAAGTGACTTTATTCTTTACCTTGAATCTCTCACTTTATAAAATAAGCCAAACAGATAGATAGAGATACTCTTACCTCTTACCATAACAAAATATTTTTTTATAAAAACCCAAATTCGAGGGGAGATTATCCCCCTCGTAGATACAAAGTATATAACACTGAAAAAGGTTTAAAGATTATGCTGTACTATATATAATTATGTTGTATACAATTGACACCGATACTGGTTACATAGATAATGACAATCTTTATGACCAACAAATATTTCATACAACAATCGAGTTTATTATAAAATGGGCTGACAAAATGGAACGAAAAGACCCCCAAAAGTACAAATTCGACATTTTGCGAAGTATTCACCAATATTATGAAAAAAAGGGCTATGTTTCACAAAAACAGTACGAATTATTGAGAAAATTTTGGTTAAAATGGAGAATTTACAAGACTTGGTCTTTCTATGATGAAATAGAAGACGAAGAAGTACGAATAAATGATTGGGTTGAAGATACATTCGAATATTATAATGATGTCGAGTTTGGCTTCCCATCACGAGAAATCCAAGTTGGGTATATCTTTCGTAAAAAAGCAATAAAAACTACTTAAAAAGTCGTATATATTATAGACTAACTATACCACGAAAAATGGTTTTGACTGATGCTGAAAAATCTAAACGATACAGAGAACGACACCCAGATAGATTTAGAGCAAGTTTAAAAAAGTACTGGGCAAAGAAATATCGATGTCCTTGTGGTAAGATTGTGAGTACAAAAAACAAAGCCATTCATAAAAAAAGTAATCTACACGAAATAATGTTGGAATATCAACAAATGAAAAAACAGATAGATAGGATTGAGAATCCCGAGAAATATGAAGAGGAGAAACAAAAACAAGCAGAGAAGGTCAAATGTGAATGTGGAGGAGAAGTATCTTATGCCCATATGTCACAACATAAGAAAACAAAATATCATTTGGAATATATGGAAGCAACTTATGGAAAAGAAATACCAAAAAGAAAACAAAAGGTGAAATGTGAATGTGGAGTCGAATTATGCAACTCAAGTTTATCAAGACATAAGAAGAAAAGCTGTACATATAAGCAAGAAACTAAAACAGATAGTGAAACCGATTAATCAAGGAAACTTTTAAAAAAAGGATTATTTTTTTTTCTTCTTTTAAAATATAACATAATGGTTAATAAGAAGGGTGCAGACTTGTTAATGGAAATCAATCCCAATCTTGACGAGGTAATCGCTGAGGAAAACACCGTAGCAGATACTGAAAAAGGGGATGAACATATAATTATGGAAAAGGAGGAAGTGTCTACACATAGTTCTGTATTTACTGAATCAAAGCCAAAAAAACCCGTTAAACGAGGGTTAAGTCGAGAAGAAAAAGCAAGGATTAAAGAGGAAGAACGCATACGCAGAGAAGAGCAGAAAGCCAAACGAAGAGAAGAGACAGCAGAGCGGAATCGTGAACGGGCTAGACTACGGTATTATGAACAGAAAGAAAAGAAACAACAAGAGCAACAGATGCAAAAGGAAATACCCAAAAAGATTGTTGAAAATACCGAACAAAAATTAAATAACTTTCAAAAACAAGAAATAGCACAAAAGGTTGATAATAATATGGATTTCCATACATTTGCTTCATATATGATGAAATATGAGGACTTGAAGACTCAATTTGCGAAACAACGAGAAGCAGAAAAACCAGTACCAGCTGAAAAACCAAAATACCACCCCGACAATTATCCAGTTAGTAGTATGTACAGACATAAACGGTCTATGCCGAATAACTTTTTCTAATCGTATTATAACAATGCCCCGAACAAGAAAAAACTTATATAATGAGACGGACGATTTATCGATTAAATCGATTATACCGTTGGAAATCGAAGATGATGAATATCACCCAGTACTACCGTCTATAAAGAGAAACAGTGGGAGTTTATTATTAATCGTGGGTACAACAAACTCTGGTAAGACGACTCTTATTAATAATTTATTGCTTAACGAGAATATGTGGGGGAGACGCAAAGGTAAGGTTCACGGTGCATTCGATAATGTAATGATTATATCACCGTCATTATATTTAGACGATAGTTGTAGATTTTTAGTAGAGAACTTCGATTGTCACACAGAGTTCAAAGATGAGATTATAGAACAAATGAAGGAAAGGCAACTCGCATTACCAAAAGATAAACGACCGAAGCAAATGATTGTTATTGATGATTCGGTTGGATTAATTGAGAGAAACAGTAGTATAAATTATTTAGGAACTAGGTACAGACATTTTAACTCGAATATAATAATGTCAGTTCAGTCATTTCGTGGTTGTAGCCCTATTATGAGAACGAATGCGAATTGTGTGATATTAATGAATGGGATTATGAATAATGTTGAGCTTCTCAAAATTAATGAGGAGTACGGAGACATATACAAGCAGACATTAATGTATTGCTATAAGAAATTCGCACCCAAGAAGTATGATTTTCTTTATTTGAAATGTAGACAGAATCCACCCGAAATGTATAAGGGTTTTACCGAACAGATAGATTATAATAAATATAAGAAAATAGGCAAGAACTTTGATATTGACGATGATTTTAGTGATGAGGAAGGTGTTTTAAGTGATACTTAGATTTAATGTGTCTTGCCTTATGACCTTTTGTGTATGTTTTACCGCATTCACATTCAACAACACAACTCCGCCATTCTTTTCTTTTATCTTTATTTTTTTCGTATGATTGTATATTTAACCATTTTTTGTTTTTTTCGTAATACGCTTTGTTTTTTTCTAGTAATATTTCTTTGTTTTGTTTGTAATACTCACGCTTATTATTTAAATCATTGATTCTTCGGTCTTCTTCACTTACATAAGCATTTATAGTATTCAAAGAAGGTTTAATAAAATCTTTATGGTATTGTTCCATTTCTCTCAACATATCAATATCACATTTACATATTTCAACCATATCAAAATTATCCCAACCACCATTCTCACGCATAAAACAGTATACTTTATTATAATACCTTTCACTATTTTCATTTGTAAGGTTATAATTGTGACAGTTTCTTCTTAATCTCATATTCTCAGTACTCCCAATATAGCAATTATCGCTTTCTTTATGACGAATGATATAGATACTCATTATACTATCTATATAATTCAAAATACATTTAATTTCAATTTTTTATTTTATTCACATATAACAATGAATGTCTCAGCAACGAAATTAGTTTATGTTAATCGAGGAAGTGCAAAAATAAAAAATGATGACACCGGAGAATTTGTAAACGAAACACCCAATGGAGTCATTGTTAGACCCGGGGACTTGCTTAGTGTAGAGGGAATTGCAGTGGAAAGTCGTGGTGTTGGTACTACAATTATAGAAGTTCCGCAACGAGTCAAAGATTATAAATACTTAACCAATAAATCCATATTGAATTGTTGGTACTATATCAATCACAATTTTGAATACACAGTATTAAACCCAATCGACCAGCTTGTGATATATGGGTCGAAAACAGCTGATAATTTTGGTTACTTGTCGACATTGGGTGGGGATGGAAATACATATTTCACACCAAACAGAAACGCTGATTATCAAAGTAAAACCACAGAGTTTAACAAGCTTTTTGCTGGAAAACCGTTCTATATTGGAATGTTTGATTTTGACCCAAACAACCCCACCGTTTCTAGCACACCAGCAGAAGCCGATTTAATAACCCCGTCGAGACGAGTATTCAACTTCATAGAAGCGAATCTAGAACTGGCCGTGGATTTTGGCTACGACAGTCCAGCGAACATATCCAGTAAAATCACGGGCGACCTTCACAAAGGACGATTCTCTCCAAACCCAACAATACTCACACAAACCGGTTATACTGTCACAGTACAAGACAAGCAACCAAATGCGTTGATTGTTAATAACCAAAAATTTGTATTAGATGTAGTTGGAGCAACTGGTAGTAATGACGAAGTGGTAATAACAATACCAGTACTACCGTATGCTTATCAAAATTCACTACCCGGTGGTAAAAATTATTCAATGTACAATTCTTTGCAAGGTGTTTTAAACCCATTGTACTACTACTGGGGAAGTCGGTTATTAGCAGACCAAGCATATGACCCCGAGGGAACAGTCAAAAATATCTATTTTATGAAAACTTATGTGAACGGCGGAGTTGTAAACCACAGAGGTAGTATATTCAACATAGCAACAGTGAGGCCTAACCGTACAATTCGTGGTGATTTATTAATCTTAAACTTAAACTATGATGTTGAAACACTACAAAAATTGAGAAGCTTAATTCACTCGCAGAAGAGTTGGACTGCGCCATTTAAAGCAAATACCGAAGACCTATCAAGACCAATAAACAAAAAATATTATGAATATGCAATACCAGTCGGTAGATATTTAGACCAAGCAGAAGATGACCCATACCTCTTCAGCGAGAGATTACAATCACCTCTATTAGGAGAAGGTCAATCTAGTGTTCCAACTTACCTACAAACAATGGCGTTCTATAATAAACAGTTTTATGAAGACAGTGGAGCTATATATGATGATGGCACAGTAATGGGACGATTGATATTGGAAACTGATTACAAAGTTGATTATAAAGGAGAAACAATAAATCCAAAATCATTATCACAAATATTAGATATTAATGTATTTTGTGTAAGTACACCAGCAGAAAATCCAAATTCTCGAGAATATTGTATTGCTATACCACTACTAGAAGGTCAGTCCCCAGATACAATTGGTGTTTTGGCTGGAAACTATATGCTTGTAGATTTCACAAAATCTAGAATAGAAGCAACACAAGTTCAAATCGTAGGTGGAGCTATTAATAGCAACACAGACAACGACCCAAATGCGTTTGCAATCTATTCACGACAACAAAAAACGATTAGTATAGGCGCACCCGAGATGCAGTTGAGATTCGACGACCAAAGAGGTAGGTTTTCTTTTACAGATTTATATTGGAGAAACTATATTGGAAACTCTTGGACTGCTGGACAAAGCTCAATACCAGTAAATCCCGACCCCGAGCAAGAAGTAGTAACAGTTGGGAAGTATAATATATTCCCTTGGAAAAACGACGCAAGTGCAATCCCCGACCCAGTGTATGGAGTTAATGCGGAGGGGTTTGTAGTATACACGAAATATGCTCAAAGTGGAATAGGAATATATAATGTGAGTGTATTAGACGAAGGTGACAATGTGTACCCAATCGATACAAATGATTCAGCCGATATAGAAGCAAAGTTCAACAATTCTTTATTAAGTAGATTAGGTTTTGAATACAATAAGTTCATAAACACATACGGGAAAGCCGAAGTATTCTTTCAAGAACAATACTATAACACACAGATAAAAACAAAGTATCCAACATATTTCCCATATCCACTGACAAACAATCCGTTAATCGACAGTACATTTAATCAATATTTGAGTGTAAATGATTATAATGCACCGACATTTACTTTAGATACACAAAGAGATATACCAAACATAAATATAGCATCTTCTACATCATACATATATGCTACAAAATTGCCTCAAAAATTAGCAACGCCATACTGGTTAATACAAAGTGATATTATCGACGGAATAAAGTTTCAAAAGGATGGACAGACTCAAAATATTATGGCGATATGTAATCGTTCGTATATATCGGGTGATTTTGCGTTCTCATTTGCGACAGATTATAAATTCAAGGCGGATAAGCCATTTGTCATATCGGGAATAAAAACAAGGGTACTAACAAGCGATTTACTACCAGCAGATATAGATGACGGCACAACCGTCATATATAAAATAGAAAGTCAATATTTAGAAGAACAAGAAAGAGAACAAGAATCAATAGCTAAATCGAAATAATATTCCCAGCAATATCAACGGCATATGTGACACTCTTGTCTATTTCATAATTAGCTGGTTTTTCTTTATTTATAATATCTTTGATTTCTTGAATAGCTAAATCAATATCGTCGTCTTCTATTGGTTTTATAGCCAAAGTCTTGGGTCGTTTCTCTCTATCATTAGCAAATAGAAAATCAAAATGGCGCTCATCTTTTTCTCTTAATTGTATCCAACAGCCTCTATGTATGTAAGCCGATTTAGAGTTTTTTCTAATGGGTTTTTTGCATTCTATACACACAAATCTTTTCATCATATATAATATAATGTGTGAAAAAAAACAAAATTTGACCGAAGAAGAGAAGAAAGCAAAACGACGAGAATATATGAAACGATATTATAAGAAGAAAACATTTCAAATGAACGACGAAGGTGAATTTGTAAAAAGACAACCTAAAAAACCAATAGTTCCACCTTTGAAAATTATTCGTAAAGAAGTTATTGTCTCATTTAAATAATATATGTGTAGAATCTATCGACGGTATTTGTTAAGAGAGTTAGAGAGAAGCCGATATAGGTTGAGGAGGTTAAGAATTATAATGTTATACAATTTTAATAAAGTGTAAAATCAATATAAAAAACTATGTATATACAATATATAATACTTCGATATGAGCAAATTTATGATTACAATGGAACAAAAATTAATCAAGGAGGGTTTAACGGAAAGTACAGCGATACAGTATGTGAAGAGATTAATGAGATTGAATCGTTTGAAGCCATTTACGAATCTAATGTTTATTAGGAAGCCAAGAGATATTATGGTGTATATGAAAGACGAGTCTTTTTCGGCTTCTAGTATGGAAAGTTATTTGGGAATGATTATTTCTGTATTGAAAAAACTACCTTCCAAACAGAACGACAAAGCGAGGAAAGAGTACGAGCAGATATTGGATAAGCCCGACGAATATTTCACAAAACGGGATAGGTCAGTAAAAACAGAGAATCAAGAAAAGGGTTGGATTGACAAGGATACATTTGACAAATATGTGGAAGAAACCAAAGAGAAGGGATTGACAGCAAGTCGTAAGAAAAACTTTATCACAAGAGACTATAACGACTTGTTAAACTATTTCATTTTGAGTTTGTACACGCTTTTACCAGCTCGTAGGAATCGGGACTTTCAACTTATGAAGATAAATGCTGACGAAGGAAATAGTTATGATACAGAAAAGCAAGAGTTCATATTTAGAGATTATAAAACATTTTCAACATACGGTGAGCAAAGACTCGAAATAAGAGAATATCCCGAGTTTTTGAAAGTAATGAAACTGTATATGAAAAGGCGACCCAAAGAGAATGATTATTTGATTGTAGAACACGACGGGACAGAGTTCAAACACAACAATTCAATGACACGCCGATTGAATAAAATATTTGGTGGGAACAAAGTAGGTACAACAGCAATACGCAGTATGTATTTGACAACAAAGTATGGAGACCTAAATAGTGAAATGAAGAAGGATAGTGTCAATATGGGGCATTCGATTCACCAACAACAGACTGCTTATGTGAAAGCAGATTAATATGTTTTTTAGTTTTGATATGTTTACGCTTCCATTCACGACTTACAATTTCACCACATTCACAAGTTATTTTTTCTCTTAAAAACTCGTTGTTTTTCTCTCGCCATTTCCTATCCGTTTCCCTTTTATGTTCTATGTTATTCTCTCGCCATTTCCTATCCGTTTGACTTTTATATTCTTTATTATCTTCACGCCATTCTTTATTTGTTCGTGAAGGGGTAGTTGTGTTTAGAGTTGCTTTTAATTCTTCCTTCCAAAATCGCTCTCTCTTTGATTGTTCTAATCTGTCTTCACACGGATACTTTTCGACCATAACCATAGACCAATTATCCCAACCACCATTAGCACGAATAAACTGATATAGTTTAACATTATGTCGGTTTTGAGAACTAAAATTGCAAGTCCGTCTATGACAATCTTTTCTTTTTGTAAAATCGGTTGTAGCACCAACATACAAATCCGTTATTGTCGTATCATTACAGACAATTTTATACATTAATGTTTTAGAATAATCAATGGGAAGTCTAGGCATATTATAAGATATTATAAGATATTATAAGACAATGTATTTAAGTCATCTGCGTATAAAAAAAATAATGTATCGTATTATAAAGTATGATACATTATTTATGTTTCGCATACTATTGCGTATACTACTTGGTATTTCTACGAATTTGTTATATTATAATTATGGAACGAAATGAAGAACAAGAATACGAATATATAGAATGATACAACAAATTATCTATTATTTCTAAACTCTCGACGACATATAGCACAGCGTTCTAATTCGGGGAAACATTCGTCACAAAATTTATGACCACAAATGCTGATTTTTAGTTTGCCCTCTTCAATAACTTCCATACAAATAGGGCAACTAATATCACTCTTCAATTTCTTGGCCATTTCCTCAATCTCACGAACCAAATGAATAGGCAATTCGTCTTGGTGTTCCAAGACCCTCGCATTTTGACGATATACACTGATATTGTCATTATGTGCGGAATTGACTTCCTCATAATACTTAGCCCAAGCGTACCTCGTTTGTCGTTTAGCGTAGTCCAATTGTTGTTGTGTAGGCATTATTATCTGTTTATAAGGGTGAAATCATATGGTCAATTTTTTACTTCAATTTTTAAAAAGTGATTAAAATATTTGCGTGTGATAGAAGAGACGGCACACCTTATTCCATTTTCTTTATTCATTAAAAGCATTACTAATCATAAATCTCCCTCGACTCATTTAATGACACCAAGGATTCTCGATATTCATTTTATAAGCCACAAATACAGAATAAAATACTGTCTTTCGAACTTCCTCTTCTCCGTTTTTGTGATAATGAAGCTTTCCTCTTGGATATATAATTTGTGTATGTTCTAAGTTCATAATATCTTGAAAATAATTCGAAAATATATTTAGTCCACTCATAATAATAATAAACGGAATATCTAAATCCATAAGACGCTGTAGTATTTTTTGTTTGATTTTTGTTTCAAATGGAATATTTGTTATGATAATATCACATTTTGGAATATCACAATCCAATATATCCCATTCAGTACTTCCAACAACTTCATAACCCATATCACGCCATATATCCATAGATTTAGAATTAGTAGCATTTAACATACACGCTTCCCAAATGATTTTATTTTTTGGAACGAAATGCTCGATTTTCTTCCATACCCACTCGGGAGTATAATAATCGTCGTACACATTTAGAGTCTTACAGTCTTTGAAGTTCATTATATATAATTGAGAGAAACATATATGGTCAAAAAATCTCGTCAATTTTTTTTTTAATACAAAGAAAATAAACCGCCAATTTTTTTGACGAATTGACTGCGAATTGACTGCGAATTGACTGACGATTAAGAAAGCGGGGGTTGTCATTCTATCTATATTAATCGATTCTCTCAACAAGGGTGATTATAATGGTCAAAAAAAACTTCTCCGTTTATAGAAAAAAAAAAATAAAAAAATATAGTTTAAAAATCCTACCTAACCAAAAACACCAAAATAATCACCCTATGTGGATTAGGGCAACTGACA